GCATACTTCCAAGATATCCGATCCAGTGTGGTGCTTCGCTTTGATGGTGAGTACGACATTAAATCGTTACGAGAACAAGTAGGGGACTACAAAGAAGTCTCTGAAGATGTGTTTAACGCTTATTTAGCTCTTTCTGGTCAAGAGCCTGTGAAGGCTAAGAAGTCCAAAGAATAACGGAGAACCGATGCCTACCATTCTCACAAAACGAAGTTCTACAGCGGGGGCTGCGCCTACTACCCTGCAGTTAACAGAGGGAGAACTAGCCCTAAACTATAGGGATCGTATCTTATACACCCTAGATCATACTGGTACTGTAGTTACGTTAGGTAGGCCGCTTAACATCCAAGAAACCACTACTGCTGGTGTTTCTCTAACTTGGACTAAGCCTCAGAACGCTAGTATTGTCTTTGTTGAGCTTCAAGGCGCTGGTGGTGGAGGCGGTGGCGGAACTAACAGTGATACTATAGGCGCTGGAGGCTCTGGAGGCGGTGGTGGTTGTTATACCTCTGCTTGGTTTAAGGCGTCTGATCTAAGTGCCACAGAGGCAATGGTTGCCGGAGCAGGTGGTTCAGGTGGTGGGTCTGCTGCTGCTGGAACATCCGGTTCAAGCTCTTCTTTTGGTTCGTTACTGAGTGCTGGTGGTGGTGGCGCTGGAACTGCTGGGGCGGTTTACGGAGCATCCTCTGTTTCGGGTGGGTGCGGTGGAAGTGTGTGGGGAGTGGGTTTCTCAGGTACTAACGGATCGACTAGTGGGGGTTATCCATATACAATGGGTGGAACAAACTCCTCAGTCTTTGGTGCTGGGTCTGGAAACTCCGCTAGTCAGGCATATTCCACGTTCGTAGGGGGTGGTGGGGGTAGTGGAGAAGCTGGCTTATCTGCTAGTGCTAGTTCGGGTGGTGGAAGCTCTCCACTAGGTGGAGGCGGTGGTGGAGGTGGTGGCGGGTGGAACGGCACTACAGGACGTGCTGGTTCTCCTGGAGGGATTCCCGGTGTTCCTAGTATGACAGTTGGTACAGGCTCTGGAGGCGGTGCGTCTGGAACTACAGGTTCTATTGGTACTAATGGCTCTGACAACCTCTATAAACGCATGGCAACCAAGGGCGGTGGGGGTGGTGGCGCAGGTACAGCAGGAAATGGCGGTGCTGGCGGAAACTCCACTTGTGGCTCTGGAGGCGGTGGTGGAGGTGGTTGTCCTGCTGCTAACGTAGGTGGAGTAGGCGGGACAGGCGGTGGTGGATGGGTTCGAGTCACTTGTTGGTAAGGATAAAACATGGCTAAGAAGTATGCTTTTGTAGATGCGACTGGCACTGTGGTTACCTTTACCACGGTGTCTGCACAGGTGGCTGCAGAGAATCCTACAGTCTTTGTTGAGGTTAAGGATGACACCCTAGAGATTGGTGATGTTGTTGATAAAAAGACAGGGGTCACTAAGAACAAGAAGCAGAAAGACACTCAAATCTCTCGTAAAGAGTGTCGTGAGAAGGTTCGGCAGGCTATGCGTGCTAGTGACTGGACTCAGATTCTCGACACCATGAACAACAACAAACGTACTGCTTGGGCTGAGTATCGCATAGCTCTGAAGGATAACTGGGCAGTTGCTAAAGTCTCAAACGATCCTGATAAGGATATGGTCTGGCCTGTAGCCCCTGGAGATGAGTACGATGGGTTGTAAAATCCCTAAGACTCTGCGCATCATCGGTAAAGACTACACCATCACCACTAACCACAAACAAGGCTCTGTAGGTGAGTGTGATGACCTCAAACAAGAGATTAATGTGGACCTTGATTACCCTATTCAGCAAGTACATGATACTCTGCTGCATGAGGTAATCCACGCAATTGACCATGCAATGAAGAGTAAGTTGACTGAAGAGCAAGTAGCGGCTACTGCAACAGGGCTATACGCGGTTTTTAATGACAATCCTGATCTAATGAAGTGGTTTACTAAAAAGCCTTCAAAGAAGAGTAAGTCATGAGTGATGATCTTCTTCTGGAAGTCCTTCAAAGACTAAAGGACCTTGACGATAAAGTCTCTGCAATGACTGTGGAATATGCTGTTCGTGAGGAACGCTACGATGTTCTAGCAGCGACCTTCAAAGAACGAACGAAGCATATTGAAGATTTGATGAACGTCCTAAATCAAGGTAAGACTGCTGCGAAGCTTGTAGCAGCCTTAATTGCCTTCCTCGCCGGTATCGGTGCAACCTGGGACTGGATAGTCGCAAACATAAGGATTATGTAATGGCTCAGGCTACATTCTTAACACTGGTGAATGATGTTCTTAAGCGCCTTCGAGAACCTGTTTGCACTGCTACTACGGACACTGCTTATTCTACTCTTATTGGTATCTTTGTTAATGAGGCTAAGAGAGAAGTAGAGGATGCTTGGCAGTGGTCCGCGTTACGCTCCACAATCGATCTATCAATGGTGATTGCACAGCGGAACTACACACTCACAGGGTCTAGTAATCGTACCAAGTTCTTAGGGGTGTATAACACGAGTTCTAAGTGGCAGATGAAACAGTACATGCAGAATGATTACCTCAATAATCTTCTGTCACTTACCACTGCAGCGTCTGCATCGCCTTATGAGTTTGATGTTGTAGGTACGGACTCGGCTACAGGTTCTTTGACAATTCGTGTTAATCCTCTGCCTACAGCAACTGACACAATCCGTTTCTTCACCATTAACCCACAAGCAGACTTCACCACTGACAGCACTACACTCCTTGTTCCTAAAGATCCAGTGATTCAGTTGGCCTATCTGAAGGCTATCAACGAGCGTGGTGAAGATGCTGGGCGGGCTAGTGAGGTTCAGGAAAAGATCTATCTCCGTACCCTTGGAGATGCCATTGCACAGGATGAAGCACGCTACGGAGGCGAAACAACATGGCAGGCAGTCTAGCCCCTATCAACATCGGTGCTCCAGGCTTCTATGGTTTGAACACACAGGATAGCCCTACGGGGCTTGACCCTAAGTTTTGCTTAGAGGCTAAGAATGTTGTCATTGACCGTTCTGGTAGGCTGGCTGCGCGAAAGGGCTGGGAACGCTTTGTTGCGGCCGATGCAACTATTCTGGCTAATGGTGTTTCTCTGGTTCATGAGTACATCAATTCTGTTGGGGGTACTGAGCTTATCCTTGCTGTGCCTGGAGGCTACATCTATAGTGTTGATTCAAGCGGCACTGCTGTTAACATCTATACCGCTGGAGATTGGTCATCTACTCAGTGGAAGGCTGTAAACTTCAATAACAAGTGTTACTTCTTTCAGCGTGGTCACACCCCTCTAGTGTACGATGGTACGTCGTGTATCAAGATCACTGCTGCAGGAGCCTACACAGGAACTGTGCAGACTGCTCACGCTGTCTTAGCTGCCTTTGGTCGCCTGTGGAGTGGAGATACACTGACAGACAAAATCACAGTTAAGTGGTCTGACACACTGATTGGTGAAGCCTGGACAGGTGGTGCTGCTGGCTCTCTAGACCTGAACACAGTCTATGGTGCTGGTGTCCGGCCCATCACAGCCTTGGCGAGCTTCAACGGTAAACTGGTGATCTTCTGTGACAAGACAATCATCCTGTACGATGGTGCTGATGATCCCTCTACAATGACTCTTTCGGACGTTATTCATGGAGTTGGTTGCATCGCTAGAGACACTGTTATCGACATTGGAACTGATATTCTTTTCTTGTCTGACTCTGGTGTTCGTTCACTTGGGCGTGTTATTAACGAGAAGTCTGCACCGATAAACGATATCAGTAAGAATGTAAGGGATGCTCTAATTGATGATGTGGTTCTGCAAGACGACTACGATGCCATCAAAGCAGGCTACAATGAGAAGGACGGTTACTACCTACTTAGCCTTCCTGCAGTCAAGAAGTCCTATTGTTTTGATCTGAAGCAACGTCTTCAAGACGGTTCAGCCAGGATCACTACATGGACCTTAGCCCCGTTGTCGATGACACAGCGACTCAACAGGGACTTTGTGTTTGGGTTCTCTAATGGTGTTGGACGTAGCTCAACAACCTACACAGACGATACAGCATCATATGAGATGTCGTACTTCTCCAGCCACTTGAGCGCAGGA